AACAACATGGGGAATGCATACAGCCCCAACATCATCGCACTCCCACTTACCAGTTCGCTCAAAAAGACGAACCAACCTACACACGTTATCATCAAAGCAGCAGATAGTGGGCTTCGCAGAGACAGCATGGTTCTTTGCGAAAACCCAGAGCGTATGTCTAAAGAACGCCTCGGGCAGTACATCACTACGTTGTCAGAGGAGCACATGAAGCAAGTTGCCGAAGCAAACTTGCTGGCGACGGGTGCAATCGCCTATCTGGACATCGAAGCGCTGCTTGCTGTGTGGAAGAAAGCCGCAGCCCTAAACGCTGTTGTACCAGCATAATGCTACATACTAAGTAGGAGGCTCGCTATGTACAATGCGGAGTTAAAGTCAAGATTCGTTAAGGACTATACCAAGAGTATCAACACGGCTAACGTTGCCACAACAGTTTTCGAAGCGTTTGAACCGTATGAAACTTCGTGGAATGCAGACCTCTGTACAAGAGACAGAGAAGAACTGCAGCCAGCTATCGATGAGATACTTGCACTGCGCTCCAGAAGCCAGTGGATGTCTCTCACGATATTAAAAGAGTATGTAAAATGGTGTATTGCCATGAAGGTTCCAGACGCTTGCGATGGGATGCTTAATATTGAGGCGGCGGGGTTGGCAAAAGTTAGGCGGCAGATGGTCTCAAGTCCACTCCATCTTCAACGTGTTCTTGATGAGGTCTTTGACAAAGAGAGCGAAGAGACAATCGATGTCACCTACCGTTGTTATTATTGGATGGCTTTTGGTGGCATCAAAGAAGATGATACACTTCTCGTAAGAGCGTCTGATATTGACTTCGCCAACATGGAAATTGTCTATCAAGATACGCACGTCCCGCTTTATCGTGAAGCACTGCCAGCGTTCCATAAAGCAGCAGAACTCAATAGCTTCTGCTACAAGAATCCCAATTACTCTCGAACGATTACACGAGATAGAGTTTCTGGCGATACTTTGATGCGTGGTATTCGCGCAGTAAAAAAGACCGCGACACTTCGTTCAATTTTATCTAAGAAATCAGCAAAAGCCATTGAAGATGGACTCACCCAGCAACAACTTAGTTTCTACAGAGTATGGATGTCAGGGTTATTCTACAGAATGTACGATAGAGAACGAGCCGGTATTCCGGTCGATTTCTCAGAAGCAGCAACAGACTTTGTCGCTGACAGAACTTATGTGCTCAACGGAAGAATCAAGTTGGAGCACAAGCAGAACCGCATAGAAAAAAATTATATGGAAGATTATCAGCGTTGGAAGCTGGCGTTTTCAATCTAACGAAGCGAATGAAGAGATTCCCACAGAAGTGGGTCTCTCTTTTACATATATCAACATAATTAAATAACATACATCGCCGAACGGCTTAGGTATAAATCTGGAAAGAAAGGAGAAAGTGTATGGCTTTCAAGAAGACAAAGCAAGAGGCATTGGACTTGCTGCAGGAAAAGGAAAAGCGTCTGGCTGAATTGACAGAAGAGTCCGCATATGCGGTTCAGATGGTTCAGAACACCATTGATAATCTGCAAGCGGTCAACAGTGACATCCAGACCACGATGGATGAAATCGATACATATATGCAGCGGTTGAATGATACTCGCAGCAGCCTCAGCACCACTCACGACAAGAATGAAAAAATCATGCAGAACTTCGCCAAGCTGTTGTGCGTTGATTAAGGAGGAGATTCATTGAGCGAATTAAAGGAAAGATTCCTCGCGGTCTACAAGGAAACAGTTACGCGAGAGGGTTCGGATTCTTTACTGGACTGGCTCGAACATTCTGATTTCTTCGTGGCACCGGCTTCGACAAGGTATCATGGATGCTATGAGGGTGGGCTTTTGCAACACTCTCTTAATGTTTATGATTGTTTGAAAATCGGAATCGAGGCAGCCGGACTACAAGGCACCTATAGCGAGGAAACAATCGCAATTGTTTCTTTGATGCATGACCTTTGTAAAGTCAACTACTACAAAAAGGGCTTTCGGAATGTCAAAGATGAAGAGACTGGGCAGTGGTATAAAAAAGAGGTTTATGAGGTTGATGAAAAATTTCCCTGTGGAGAACACGCAGATAAGTCTATTATCATCCTTCAGAATTTCATTCGCCTTGAGCCAGAAGAAATCTTGGCAATTCGTGCCCACATGGGCGGTTGGGACACCGCAGTAAAAGGTGGTAACGCTTTCATTGGTAAGATTTTTGAGCGTAGCAAACTGGCGCTCCTGTTGCATCTTGCCGACATGGGAGCGACATATTTAATGGAGGGGTGAAATGGCAGAACAGATGAACATTTATCAGAAACTTGCCAGAATCAGAAAGCAAGTGGAGGTCATCCAGAAGAACAAGAGTGGCTACGGTTACAAGTATGTTTCCGAGGATGAGATTCTCGCAAAAATCTCGGTATTTATGGACAAGTATGGTCTGTCTCTGATTCCGAACATCAAGCAGGGCAGCACAATTGTGTCCCCCTATACATACAAAAAGACCAAGACTACCGGCAAGGGTGATATCTATGAAGAAAACAACAACGAGGTCTTGGTTAGCGCGGATATGATGTGGTCTTGGGTTGATAACGACAACCCGGAAGAGCGTATCGATGTTGAGTGGGCGCTTGTTGGGCAACAGGGAGATGCTTCTCAGGCATTTGGCTCTGGTTTGACATATTCGAATCGTTATTTCCTGCTCAAGTTCTTCAATATTGCTACACCTGATGCAGACCCTGATGCATTCCGTAGCAAGCAGAGAGCGGCGGAAACAGCAGAGGACAAAATGATTGCCGAGCAAATCATTCAGAGTTTTGATGAGACACTGAAAGAGTATCTCAGTGTGCATAAGGATAAAACAGACGATGTTAAAAAGTTTGTATCCAAGTACGCAAAGGGCGGCAACTACTTTGCAATTACAGAGTCCGTGTTGGCAGGAAAACTTCTGTCGGATTTCAAGGAAACGTTTAAGATTGAGGAGTGATACACTATGGGTTTTCGTACAGGTGCCTATGCAAAAATTTGGGAAGTAACTCCCATGAGCGACACGAGCACAAAGGTTCGGTTGTCGGTCAGCAGAAAGAACAAGCAGACCAATGAGTACGAGCAAGACTTTTCCGGTTTTGTTCTTGCCATTGGGACTGCGGCGGCAAAGAAAGCTGCTTGTCTGAAAGAGGGCGAGCGCATTAAGCTTGGAGACGTTGATGTCACGACAAAGTACGACAAGGAGAAAAAGGTGACGTACACCAACTTCAAGATGTTCTCCTTTGAAGTTGAGGGCGACGAGAGTAGCTCTCAAACCACAGACCCTCAGCCTACGGTTGATGATGGCGAAATTGATGATAGCCGGTTGCCATTCTAAGGTAATCGCCTATGGGAGAAGTAAACTACGCACCACTCATTGATGACATGGTGTGGAGCTACTCACGAATAAAGGCTTTTGAGGATTGCCCGTATAGGTGGTACTTGAAGTACATAAAGAAGTTTCATGGTAAGGATATGTTCTTTTCAAGCTATGGTACTTTTATGCATAAGCTTATTGAGTTGTATCACAAAGGTGAAAAAACGCCAAGGCAGATTGTCGATATGTACTTGCAAGGCTTCAAAACTGAAGTTGTGGGACGTGCTCCAAACAGGAAGGTGTTCAGTAGTTACTTTACTGGCGGCTTGCAATATCTTAAAGCACTTCAGCCATTCCCGTATGGCATGGTTGGTGTCGAAAAGAAAGTTGACTTCGTAGTAAACGGTATCCCATTTGTTGGTTACATAGACTTCCTTGGGGAAAAAGATGGTGACCTATATGTCGTAGACAACAAGTCGAGGATTTTGAAACCACGAAGCAGCAGAGCAAAACCAACTAAGGCTGACGAAGAGTTGGATGCTTATTTAAGGCAGCTTTATATCTACTCTGCGGCAGTTGAAGAAGAATATGGTAAGACGCCAAAGAGTCTTTGCTTCAACTGCTTTAGAGATAAGCTGTTTATCATAGAGCCATTTAAGGAACAGGCATACGCCGAATCTAAAGAATGGCTTGCGAAGAGCATCGGAAAGATTCGTGAGGAATCAGATTTCAAACCATCAGTAGAGTTTTTCAAATGCACACACCTGTGTGAAATGCAGGATATGTGTGAGTATTACGAGTTGATGAGAAAGAGGTGATGAATTATTAGGGCAAGTGAAGATATGGCAAGGGTTGAGAGCGAAGCTGGCATTATCGCTACGCTGATTCATCACCCGGAGTTCTCATATTACTCAGAGCAACTGTTGCCAAACCATTTCACTAACGAGGAGAACCGCTATATCTATCAGGCGATTTGTTCTCTTGCACGAGACGGGATTACGACGATTGACCCGTATAACATTATCCAAGCGCTGTCTGCGAAAGAAGCGACAAGGCGTTTTGCAGATGAGCTCAGCATCGACCAGCTCTATACATTGATGGACAACAGTGACAGCATTGCTCGAAATACTGTTGAAGAGTACAAGCTGCTTGTCAACAATGTTATGGATGCGGCTTTTAGGCGGGATACTTTTCAGCAACTCAAAGAGTGCCAGAAGCTTTGCACTCAGCCGTCCGAAGAAAACATCGAACAGAAAATCTACAAGATGCTGGATGATGTGATGATGGAGTTCTCAGCAACAAACGAAGTCCCACCATACAAAGATGTCGTAGATAAATGCTGGGAAGAAATCAAAGGCAGGCAAGGCGCTGGATACGCAGGCATTCCCTTTAAGTTTCCTGCATTGAACGATTATGCGACCATTGAGCGTGGAGAACTGTTCATCTTTGGCGCAGAGCAAAAACAGGGCAAGAGTATGATGCTTTTGAATTGTGCAGTTGACTTGCTGAAGCAGGATTACGCAGTCCTCTATCTGGACAGTGAGCTAAATACGCGACTGTTTACATCAAGAATCTTGGCACACCTATCTGGTATTGAGTACAAGCGATTGACATCTGGCAATTATAGCGACGAAGAGGAAAAGCGTATTCTGGATGCAAAGGAATGGTTAAAAACGCGCAAGTTCACCCATATCTATATCCCAATGTTTGACCAACAGAGTATTTTTACGGCTGTGAATAAGGTGAAACATACGCAAGGGCTTGATGTTCTTATTGTTGATTACTTCAAGGGTAAAGGCGAGGGCGATGCGTTTGACAGCTATCAAGAGCTTGGCAGATTTGTAGATATGGTGAAGAATCAGATTTGTGGTGAGATGAATATTGCTGGTATTGGCGCCGCTCAAGCAACGATTACCGGTAAGCTTGCCGATAGTGCAAAAATTGCTCGTAACGCATCAACCATTGCAATGATTTCCGATAAAACGCCAGAGGAAATCGAAGCCGATGGTGCCGAGTGCGGCAACAAAAAACTCCGTGTAACTGTAAACCGTAATGGTATGCAGATGACGCAGGACGAATACATAGATTTGCTGTTCGATGGAAATCACATCCTCTATGAACAGGCGAAACAGCATATTCCACAGACACCTTTTTAACCTGTCAACATAATTAAATAAAATACGGAAGGAGGGGGTGGGGTGGAGCTATCTGAGCTGATTGAATCAGTCGATATCCTTGAATACATCTCGCAATATACAGAGTTCACAGAAAAGAACGGAGAATATTGGGCATTGTCGCCATTCAAAGATGAGAAAACCCCCTCCTTCTCCGTTCGTAAGGAAACAAACTCATTTTACGACTTTTCATCGGGTATCGGCGGTAACGTACTGACATTCATTCGGTATTACGACAAGTGTGGTTATGCCGAAGCTATCGAAAAACTGAAGAATTACAGCGGAGTCGATGGTAATGTGGTCACCAGAAAGAAATTGGCGACAGTTGAGGTCGCCAAGAGGTTTATGCCGCCGAAAAAAGTGCAGAAGCAGTCAAAATCAACTGTGCTCCCAGACGATTATATGGAACGGTACGAAAAAAAACCGGACAAATTAGCTGTTTGGGAGCGCGAGGGCATATCCAAAGGCTCGCTCGACAAGTTTGAAGTGTACTACGACAGCTTTTCGGATAGATTGGTCTATCCAATACGGAATCCAGATGGAAAAATCGTAAATGTAGGTGGTAGAACGCTTGACCCGGCATGGAAAGAAAAAGGTTTGCGTAAATACACCTACTTTATGGCGTGGGGTGAGCTGAAAACTATTTATGGTCTTGCAGAAAACATGGAAGGCATCAGGGAAAAGGGAGAAATCATTCTTTTCGAAGGATGTAAGTCAGTTTTACTCGCAGATACATATGGGATACACAACACTGGTGCGATTTTGACATCGCATCTTAATCCGAATCAGATGAAACTGCTGGTCTCCCTTGGGTGCAGGGTGGTTTTCGCCCTTGACAAGGATGTTTGCATCAGGGACGACCACAATATCAAGCGGTTAAAGCAGTTTGTCAACGTTGAATACATTTGGGACAAGGAAGATTTGCTTGGCGATAAGGACAGTCCTGTCGATAGAGGTCAAGACACTTGGGAAAAACTCTACGACGGGAGGCTGTCATGGCGATGAGCAATCAATACACCCTATACCACTTGCATAGTGACCTTTCAAACGGTGTTACCAACATTGACTCCGTTACAAAGTACGGCGAATACATAGAGCGTGCCAAAGAGTGTGGCATGAAAGCAATGGCGTTTACGGAGCATGGCTCTGTTTTTGAGTGGTGGCACAAGAAAAGTGCTATCGAAGCTGCTGGAATGAAGTATATCCACGGCATCGAGGCATATCTTACGCTTAACATCGACGAAAAAATCAGAGACAACTACCACTGTGTCTTGCTTGCGAAGAACTACGATGGGTTCTTAGAACTCAACAGCCTTGTGTCTAAGAGTTTCTGTAGAACCGACAACCACTTTTACTACGTCCCACGAATCACGTTCAACGAATTGTTTGCGACATCTGACAACATTATCATCACTACGGCTTGTGTCGGTGGCGTTCTCGGAAAAGGTGACGAACAGGTTCAGCAGTATTATCTGGATTTTCTTGAACGAAATAAGCACCGCTGTTTTTTGGAAGTCGGTCACCACATGGATGAGAAGCAGGTCACCTACAATGAAAAACTGTTATTGCTTAGCAAGAGTACCGGTGTCCCTTTGATTGCAGGAACTGATACGCACGTCCTCAATGCAGAGCATGAAAAAGGAAGAAGTATCTTACAGGCATCTAAAAACATTACGTTTGATGGTGAAGAACGTTGGGACTTAAAGTTTAAGACTTACGACGAGTTAGTTGCTGCATATAGAGAGCAAGGGTCGCTTCCAGAAGCAGAATATATGCAAGCCATTGAAAACACCAATGTGATGGCAGATATGGTAGAACCGTTTGAATTAGATAGAGGTACAAAGTACCCACATATCTACTCTGAACCGGAGAAGACGTTCCGTGACAAGATTCAGACAGCAGTTGAGAACCATCCATATGCACTCAAGCATCACACAAAGGAAGAGTTGCAGAAAACTATTGATGAAGAGTTCGATGTTTATAAGGCAACGAAATCAATTGACTTTATGCTGCTCCAAACTTACTTGCGTGAGTGGGAAAAGCAAAACGGTATCCAGTGTGGCTACGGTCGTGGCTCAGTTTCAGGTAGCATGATTGCGTATCTCTTGGGGATTACGCAGATGGACAGTATGAGGTATGGTTTGAACTTCTTCCGCTTTATGAATCCGTCCCGTGTTACAAACGCTGATATTGACACGGACTATTCTGGCAAGGACAGAGAAACAATTAAGCGGTTCTTGCTTAAAGATAAGATGAATCTGCCGAGTATTCGTTCAGCAGAAATTATTACCTTTAACACCATTGCACTCAAAGGCGCAATCCGCGATGTTTGCCGCGCTCTCTATAAAGACCGCGCAGACATGAACTATCTTCAAGTGGCGAACCACATCTGCAAAGAAGCGGAGCTCCATGAAGATGCTATCCGAAAGAAGTACCCAGATGTCTTCAAGTATGTAGACATCGTTAATGGAACAATCGTCTCCATCGGTACACACCCGAGTGGAGTCCTTATCAGTGACCTACCTATTGACCAAACAGTTGGTCTGTGCAGTATCTCTACATCCGAGTATCCGGTATCCATGATTAACATGAAAGAGCTGGACGACTTGATGTATGTCAAGCTTGACATCCTTGGCTTGGATAATATCGGTGTCATCAACGATACCTGTAAAATGCTTGGGATTGAGCGCTTGACGCCAGACAACACTGATATGGAGGATATGAATGTGTGGAGAAGTATCCGAGACGATACGACGCTTATCTTCCAATGGGAGTCTGACAGCGCACAGCATTATCTAAAGCAGTTCATGTCCGATGCTACGCTCGATATTGCTCGGTCAAAGATTCCGAATTTCTCAATGCTAAAGTGGATGTCGTTTGGTAACGGCTTGCTCCGACCTGCGTGTGCCAGCTTCCGTGATAGTGTAGCCAAAGGCGAGTTTTACGATAACGGCTTTGACGCACTGAATGAGTTCCTTGCTCCAGAGGCAGGACGAATCGCAATGCAGGAAACCATTATGCAGTTCTTGGTTAAGTTCTGCGGCTACTCAAGCGCGGAATCAGACAACGTCCGCCGAGCGATTGCCAAGAAAAAAGGAACAGAAAAACTCTTGCCGGAGATTGAAGAACGCTTTGTGGCTTATTGCTCAAAGGCGTACAAGATGAGTGCAGAGCGTTGCGAAGAGGTTATTAAGCCGTTCCTGCAAATCATTCTGGATGCATCAGCGTATGGCTTCTCGTGGAACCACTCAGACGCTTATTCGTCCATCGGTTATATCTGCGGATATTTGCGCTACTATTACCCATTGGAGTTCTTAACAGCAGCATTGAATATCTTCGGGGACAATATGGACAAGACTGCTGACATTACAAGCTATGCCCATAAGGTCGGTATTCGGGTTACGTTGCCTAAATGGGGGTTGTCCAGAGGTGAATACTTCTTCGATAGAGAGCGGAAAATCATCGCCAAGGGTCTCACGTCAATCAAGTATATGAGTGCTGGTCTTGCCGATGAACTGTACAACCTTGCAGCAAAAAACAAGTATTCCTGTTTTATGGATTTGTTGAAAGACCTCGATGAAAAAACGAGTATTAACTCAAGGCAGCTTGATATTCTGATTAAGCTGGATTTCTTCTCTGATTTCGGTAACCAGCGCGAGTTGCTTCGGATGGTTGACCTGTTCTTCAATACCTTCAAGAGAGGTCAGGCAAAGCAAATCAAAAAGTCTGAGGTTGATGGAACGCCGCTCGAAGAAATCGTGAAACGATACGCAGTTGGTGTTACAAAGTCTGGTGGCGAAGCTAAGAGCTATACGCTTCTTGACGTGATGTCGATTTTGCGTGGTGCAGAAGATGCAGTAAAAGCAGTTGGCATGGATGACCTCAGCGATATTATCAAAGTCCGTAACTTCTATGACGTGATGGGCTATATCGGATATGTGTCTGGCAATGAAGCGGACAGACGCAAGCTATACATAACAGATATGAAGCCACTGGTTCGGAGAAGAGATGGTGAGCAATTTGCTTACAGCGTCTTCACAAAATCAATCGGTAGCGGCAAGGAAAGTAGGTTCACGTTATTCAATCGTGAGTTTAAGAAAGAGCCGGTTAAAGTCGGTGACATTATTTACTGTAAAGGCTACCAGCGCGATGGTGAGTATTTCAAGCTGACAGCGTATGACAAGGTTCTGTAATTGGAGGTGAAAACATGGAAGTGTTAACCGGAGACACATTGGCAGAAGCACTATTGTTCTGCTCTCAACAAGAGAATGTTTCAGTGTGTGTCGTACTTGATAATATGCGTAATACCAAAGAGCTGGTTGAGACTCTTTGGAGGGAAATAGAGTTGGGGAATCTTCCGGGGTGGGTAATGCAAAGAGGATTTGACGTAGCGTCCTTCTCTAATACATACTCCATTCTAAACACGAAGAAATCATCCGCTATGTATTTCATTAGCGCATATGACACGCAAAATTTCAAGGGGCGCACATTTAACCGCATCCTATACCTAAGTGACTTGAACACGGTCATCCTGTCTGAGATTGAACGCTGTGAACAGCCATTGCGGTTTACCGATGGAACATATGGCGGTGAGGAACTGGACGACTTCCTCAGCGGTTTCAAAATCAAACCTGCTGCTTCAGCAGTAAGGGTGATATAAAACACAGATTTTATAAGTGCATAGGAGGTGCGAAACTTGTCAGACAAACGTGTCTGCAATTATTGCGGCAAGGAGCTTGACCTCTTTGACCTGCAGGAAGATTTCTCTATACATAGACAACATATCGGATACGGCAGTATCCATGACGGAGACAATGTTGATTTGCAGCTTTGCTGTGACTGCTTCGACAAGCTCGTAAGCGAGTGTAATGTGTCTCCAATTGAGGAGGTCGATGACGAGTGACGAGAGCAGAGTTCAACAATGCTTTGGAGGAGGCTCTTCAGAAAGCAGCGCGAGTACGAGCCTATACGGGTGGAGGATGCGAAATTGCGTTGATTGTAACGAGAGACGTTTATAGATTCCTCTCTGAACACGCAGGTGTCACGTTTGATGTTCGCAATACTGACCACGGTATTTATCGTGGGTACAGAATTGGCATTGTCAATGAGCAGGGGTACAGCGATATTCTCAAACCGGCTATGCTCGGAATGGAGTATTACAACGGTATGGAGGTAAATGACATTATCGTTGTCGGCGATGAGAACAGACTGTTCCAGCTTGAGAGCAGAGAACCGATTTGCTTCCGGGACATGGGGTTAACCGTCAGTTTTGGGAATGGTACAAGGGCAACAGCCAATGTAACCGTAACAAATACCGCTGTTGATGCCATCAATGAGACAAATGCGGCGGAGACGGTAACTGCTGCAGCAGTTAATGCTGCGCGTCCAGTAGAAATGAACTATAGAGATGGGCAGTTGTTTGTCGATGGGATTCCGATTGACCTCCCGCTTGTAGACCTTGCAATGGAAGACCTCGTAGGAGTAACGACACCGGTAACGACACCGCAGCTTGATTGGAATGTCACTGGTCGTGCGACAGTTGATTGGTTCGGTGCTGTTCCGGTCGCTGCTACTGAACCCACACGACCGGTGCGAGCACAGAGAGCGGCACGTCCGAGAGCACCACGGGCAGAAGAACCGCTGAATCCCGGCGATACAAAAATGTTGGATGAGTTCCTTGGCAGTTTTGCCATTAAAGAAACTCTCCAGCACGCATAAGAAAAGTAAGAGGCTAAACATACTATGTGGAAGAGCCCAGAGTAAAACACTCTGGAGCTCTTTTTTCGTAGGCAGTAGAGAGGTAGAACAATGCGAAAAATTTTCACTATCTTCTTGCTGGTATCTATGATGTGCGTTTCAATCTGCGGATGCAGTAGCGCATCTGCCAGACAAGAAACGCTGTTGACCATTGAGGAGAAAACGGAAGTCGATGCGTTGGAAACCGCTATCACAGCGACAGACGCAAACCAGACAATTGAGGAGCCAGAAGAGGAGGCAGTGCGCCACACGGAGGGAGTAGACGGCTTCTCTGATGATATTGATTATCTCAGCATAATGAAGCAGAGTTGCTTAAACGGTGAATATGAAGCGGGCGTGGTTGCAGAGAAAGCCAGAAACAAGAAAATCGGTGTGCTCGGCTTAAACGTGACAAAGGTTTTCTTTGAAGACTTGCTTGAGCTATCAAAGATTATCACGGCAGAATGTGGCGACAAGCGTTTGCCCTTTGAGTGGAAGCTGGCTGTTGGCGAGGTGGTTATCAACAGAGCTGACTCGCCAGAATTTCCAGACACAATCAAAGAGGTCATTCACGCAGAGGGACAATATGCTAACGCGAATACAGACTATTTCAAAAACCTGACTCCGTTTGAACCCTGCGTTGAAGCAGCAGCCCGCCTTTTAAGTGGCGAACGTGTTTTGAATGAACCGTCAGTCGTATTCCAGTCTGGTGGAGTACAAGGTAGCGGCGTTTATCTTGAACTGTACAGCAGCTATTACGGCTATACCTATTTGTTTTATAGCAGTTACCCAGAACTTTACGGAGGTTAAGTAACGAATGGGGAAAGTAATTGTTCAAGATTATACATACAAAAAGCCAATCACGATGATTGGTGTAGAGGCTGGTATCTGCTGGGGAGCAAATACCAGTAATGATGAGAAGAATTATCTCAGAGGCATTGACTGTCTTGAGAGCGGACATGGGAGAACATTTGAGTTCCCTGATGTGTATTTGACTCTTGAAGAGTATTCGGCACGGGTCATCCGTGAGTGGTACACCCATATCGGCGGTCTGCCCACACGCCTTCAGGCGAGTACGCGATATATCGACTATGAACATGGTTTTGGATATGTTACGCCGCCAAGCATCGAAGGTAATCCAGAAGCGAAAGAAGTCTATGAAGATTTGATGGAACATATCAAATCATACTTAGAGAGCCTCGACACTATTGGTGTTCCTCGTGAGGACTCAGCATTAGGGCTTCCGCTTGGCATGGAGACGAAAATTGTGTGTAAGCACAATATGCGTAACCTGATGGATATGTCGCATCAGAGAATGTGCAATCGAGCCTACCATGAATACAGGGGGCTATTCAACGATGTATGCGATGCTTTGGGGAACTATTCGGAGGAATGGAAATACATCGTAGACCACTACTTCATGCCCAAATGCAAGCTCATGGGTTTTTGCTCAGAGAAAAAGACCTGCGGTATGATGCCGCGCAAACAATGAATGGGGCGCTTTCGGTTGCCGTTGTGATTCTTGCGGCTGTATTGCTATTCGGCAATGACGACAACCGACCAAGACCTGCTTGAATTTGGAGGTCTTATGAAAAGCAAGATACTGAACCCCAAACGTATGAAACAACTCATCGATTTCAAAGGGCTTGAACTTGATAACGGGATATACCCTACGGATATCGATGGGCTAATTGAGTATCACGACTCAGAATACATACTCCTCGAAGTAAAACACAAGGATGCAAGAGTACCATACGGGCAACGACTTGCTATCCAAAGAATGGTCGATGACTTTACAAAGGCTGGTAAGAAGGCAGTTGCAATTGTTTGTGAACACAAAGTGGATGATACAGACAAGCCTGTGGTTGCGGCATTTTGCAAGGTCAGAGAGCTATACTACGGCGGCGAACACAAGTGGCGACCGCCAGATTCGCCAATGAATGTTCGACAAGCCATAGACAAATTCCGAAAGTATGCGAAGCAACACAAAGGAGGTTGACAGGTGAAAGTCATTACGATTTCTGGTAAAGCGCAAAACGGTAAAGACACCACTGCTGGATTGCTTAAAGCGGCTTTAGAAGCAGACGGATATAAAGTCTTGATTACCCATTACGCAGACCTGCTCAAATATATTTGCAAGCAGTTCTTTGGATGGGACGGACAGAAAGATGATGCTGGTCGGCATATTCTTCAATATGTCGGGACAGACATCATTCGGCAGAAACGCCCTGACTATTGGGTAGGGTTTGTTACATCAATTTTGGAGCTATTCCCAAATGAGTGGGACTATGTGCTGATTCCTGATTGCCGATTCCCAAATGAGATTGATTATCTCAAAGAAGCTGGATTGGACACAGTTAATTTGCGTGTTGTCAGAAAAAACTTTAAGAGTCCTCTCACCCCAGAGCAGCAAGCACACCCTTCTGAGACAGCGCTCGACGATGTTGAGCCAGATTATTACATAACGAATAACGGGTCAATGACTGACCTGAAAAGAAATGTCATCGATTGGTTGGTCGAATACCTTGGTTCTCACCAAATGACGATTGATGAACTGTAAGGAGGTTAAATGAAGCATCTGACAATCTTGGTTGACATGGATGACACGATTGAGTCACTGGCGAGTGCTTGGGTTGATTACTTAAATGCACGACACGGGACGACTACAAAGCTGACAGACATCACCGGTTGGGATATTTCTAAAGCATTCCCGACGCTCACGAATGAACAGGTGTACGCACCACTGTTCGAGGATGATTTCTGGGATTGTGTTAAACCAATTGATGGTGCATCAGAAACTTTGCAAAAGCTTATTGCAGATGGGCATAAGGTCTTGATTGTAACCACATCGAACTACCATACGCTCGCATCAAAAATGGAACGGGTGTTATTCAAATACTTCCCGTTCCTAACGTGGAACGATGTCATTATCACTTCCCACAAGCAGCTTGTGAATGGTGATGTTCTCATCGATGATGGTACGCACAATCTTGAGGGTGGGAACTATTTCAAAATCCTTATGACTGCGCAACACAATAAAAAATATGATGCAGAAGCCAATGGGATGCTCCGTGTAGAAACATGGGCTGAGGTTTATTCAGCAATTACGCTTCTTGCAGAGGAAGACGACCTTAAAGGTTGGAAGGAGGTGCCAATGGCAATTACTTTGTACTCAACAGGATGTCCAAAGTGCAAGGTTCTGAAAAAGAAGCTGGAAGAAAAGGGTATCAAGTACACAGAGAACAATTCTGTGGATGAGATGCTGTCACTTGGAATCAGTCAGGTGCCCGTTCTTAGTGTGAACAATAAATTACTTGACTTCTCGACAGCAAATGACTGGGTGAACCAACAATAAGGAGCGTTCTGTGAAATGAATAACGTAGACAGACAATATGTTGGTTACATTTACCTTACCACGAACCTACTCAACGGGAAAATATATGTTGGTATGCACCGGGTTAGAGACGACCAAAAGGATGATTCCTATATCGGGTCTGGAGTTGCGCTAAAACGTGCGGTTGCAAAGTATGGCGTGGAGAACTTTAGCAATGTGGTACTTGAATGGTGTGAAAGTGAAGAAAAACTTATACTCCAAGAAAAGTTCTGGATAAAACAATTGAACTCACAGGACAAAAACACTGGTTATAACATGAAGGACGGCGGAATCGGTGGGTTCAATATCGATGTGTCTGGAGCAAATAACCCGATGTTTGGAATCCATCGATATGGAGAGGATAATCCCAACTACGGCAATCGCAGGACAGAAGCGTCCAGATTACAGCAAAGTAACAGCATAGCTCAAAACGGAGGTCATCACGGAGAAAAGAACCCCATGTTTGGTCGTTCACATAGCGATGAGGCAAAGAAAAAGATGTCTGAGCACCATAAGACGGTAAAACCTTTACAAGGAAGACGAGGCGATGAGCATCCCTCGTTTGGATTTAAGTGGTGGTGCGATGGCATCAATCCTCCGATAAAATCCAAAACAAGTCCGGGCGAGCAGTACCACAGAGGGAGGATTTAATAATGAACATCAACTTCAAATTAACCACGGATTTTGAGCGCACGATGTCGGCGCTGAAAGAAAAGTATGGAACAGACTTTGATTTCCTCAATGGATTCCACGACACTCAGATTAACTTTTCTGATTTTATCGATGGGTTTGTTGACAAAAATGTGGCGGATGTAACCATTGACGCAAATGCCAATGCGTCAAATAAGGATATCCGCAGCCTGCTGAACGAAAAGGGAAAGTCTCTGGATAAGCTGTTCGCTTTCAACAAGATTTTCTATGAGATGAAGAAGCGCTACAACCTGAAAACAGCCCGTGAATGGCTTGAAACAGAGTATAACGGCGGGTTTTATCTGCATGATGCGTCTACTTCTACATATCTGCCGTACTGCTATGCCTATGACCTGACCAGACTGGCAACCGAGGGTCTTTTCTTCCTCAAAAACTACAATAATCAGGCTCCAAAGCACCTCACAACGTTCATGGATGACGTAATTGAGTATATCAGCTACATGAGCAATCGTAGTTCCGGTGCTGTAGGCATCCCCAACGTCCTTATCTGGACGTATTACTTCTGGAAAAA